CTCTTCTCCTTTTCATTACTGATTTTGTTACATTTACTCTTATTGGTGTTTTTGTATCTCTATATCCTAAATCTTCTAACTCTGTTGGTGTATATGTTCCTTTTGGCAATGTAACTTTCTTAACCATTGGAGCTTGCCACATAGTACAAAAATATCTTAAAGCATCTGGAATGTGTGTTAATTCGTGTGGTTCATTTGCTACATCATTAGGATTTTTTTCGTCATGTTGTAAAGCTGGTAAAGTTCTAATTAAATTTACACAATTACTAAATATGTGCAATCTGCTTGTTTTTTGTCCTTGCTCATCTTCTATAACTTTTAACCATTCATGTACGGCTAACCATCCAGTTACTCTGTTGTTATCTGCCTTAGTTAGATATTGATTACTTTCTGCAAATATATCTGCTGTACTCTTTCCTGTATCTTTATTTCTGTTCCACAAATCAGGTGGAGCATAGTCTATTTGAATCTTCTCGTTTGTCATTTCATTTATTCTTCTTCCTGCTTCTGAAACAATTAAATTGCTTTCGTATAGTTCTTTATATATGTAAATGTTCATTCTATAATCCATTGCAATCCATATTACTGCACACATATCAAGTCCATAGTCTCTAGCTCTGTATATTCGCCATTCTTTTGGTATTGGAAACGGACTACATACATGTATCGCTCTATTAAACTCTGTAAAGAATTGTCCGTCAAATATATCCCAATCTCCGTATTTTAATGCCTTACGTTCTTTTTCTGGTAAAGCATCCAGTCTTTTTACATAGTCTGGATCATACTCTAACATGAATATATTGTCTTGTACTAAACTTGGAATGAATATAATTGTTGTTTTTTCTCCAGTTTCTAATGTTACTTCGTGTACTACATTAGGTTCTCCAACATCAATAAATCTTGCTTTTACCCAAGTATGTCCAACTCCTCCAGGGTTAGTAGAACTTTTTATAGCTTTAGGATAGGTATTAGCTCCACGACATCTTGAAATCATATATACATACATATACTCTGTAAAATGTGTTAATTCGTCGAAGCGGATGACATCATATTCTGCTGATTGATATTGATATACGTCTGTTTCTTTATCTATATACCCAAAATCTATGATACTTCCATTCTTAAATCTCCATATGTGTTTACTTGAATTATATGTTGCAGCTTCTTTTGGATAAAATTCTTGGCTTACTCTTATAAGAGATTTTTCTAAGTCTGCAAATGTTCTTCTGAATATAATCTGTTTTGACTTAGGATATTTTAATGCGTATAATAAAGCATCTACTAGTTGCCCATAAGATTTTCCTCCTCCTGCTGCTCCTCCAAATAATGTTTCAAATGCTGTAGAATTTATAAAAGCATCCTGTTTTTCTGTTATATCTATATCCATTCAAAACATTACTCCCTTCATAATTTGTTTTATGTAAATAAATACAAATTCTTTTGTGTGTTTTTCCGAGGATTTTTGATACTTTTTTGTCTATACGCATTTTGTTTTATGCAACTAAATGCTTTATATATCTTTGTCCTATTCGTTGATATACATAACGTGTTGATTTACTATTTCTTTTTAATATTTATATTTACCTCAAAAGGCTTGTCCTGATTGACTTCAATCTTTTCTGTAAATATTCCAAAATACTTGCCTAACATTTCTAAAGCTCTATCTTTATTGGCAATTTTTACTTTCTTTGTATATCCTATTTGTTCTCTATCTTGTCCATATCCATCAAATTCTTCTGTTGTTTCAATACCTGCTACTATTGCTGCAGCATCATCATCTAAGTCTTGGATATTTTTTAATCCTCCAGACTCATTATATAGCTTTCTTATATCCCCAAATGCAATTCTTGCTAATTGATTTATAACTTGTTCCTGAGTTACGTTTACTCTTTCTTTTAGATTTTCTTTTTGTTCTTGAATATATGTAATTACGTTAACATTCGTTAACAGCCTACTTGCAGCTGCTTTTGCTGTTTCATCCTTTTTACAATTTGGATATGCTGCTTTATATGCTCTTGTTCCATTAAAATCTAATATATATTCGTCACAAAATCTTTTTTGAGCTTCTGTCATATATACCACCTTGCCTTTTATATTTGGTTGCTGTTCCTAGATTCGAACTAGGGCATCATAGGATCAAAACCTATTGCCTTACCACTTGGCTAAACAGCAATATATGTATGTAGGTTAAGATTTGCACTTAACATGAAAACTTTGCTTTATGGCGTGTAGCCCTCCCTTTGTTTTCGTAATGGGTTTATCTACGTCTACTATTTCTATTTAGCAATGCCTGTTGCTTCATTGCCATTTAGTTTTACCAACTATAAAATAAATCTATAATTGTCTATTCCGCCACTACATATTTTTTCTTACTTTAAACTATTTACTAGGATATAATTTAAGGCAAGCAAATGCACAAAACTGTAACAAAAATGTTATTCTTGACATACAATAATAAACATAATGATAATATAATATAAATAAAAATATTAATGTTGCCTAGTACTTTAATAACTTATAAAAACTAAATTTCTTTTATATACCAATCATTAGCAAGCATATCTGCTTGACTTGCTAACCAACCTAATTGGACTCCTGATGTTCCTACAAATGCTATTGCACTATTTCCTATAGCTTCATGATCTACGTTTATAATTTCATTTTTAGAGTTCTTGTAACTTATTCTAGTTGCTAATTCTATGTATTGTTCTTTTCCGTTCCAACCTTTTCTTGCAACTCTATTTCCACATTTTAATTCATGTATTGCATTACCAAAATCCATCATAACTATTCCTCCACTTTAACAACAAAGTTTTTCCACTTTTTATATGCATCTACATACATTTCTTTTTTATCTCCATTATAAGTACACTCATAATACATCCCATCTGTTACAGTTGTACTTAATAAAGCTTTGTTATTTTGTAAAGCTTTTACTCCCCATACAAAAAATACATCATCAACTGTAATCTTTCCATTCTTGTCTGTACTATCTGCTTGTGAATTAAAATAATCTACCACAGCTTTTTTACATAATTGTATATATTTATCATTATCCATTATCTTTCTTCCCTTTCATACTCTTTAATTAATTTTCTATCTTCATGTTTTTTCTTTGCTCTGTCATAATGTTCTTTCTTTTTATCTTCTATTTCAAATGTAGTAGGTATTACTTTATATGGAATTTCTAAGTCATCAACTAATACTACTTTGCATTCGTCTACTAAATGCTTATAATCTTGAAATATCTGATTAATCTTATCTCTCTTTTCTTTACTTTGCTGATGTAACCATATATGATTCTCATTAGATAATAATGCTCCATTTTCTACTGTTGCTTTTCCACCTTTACTGCGTTCCAAAATATGATGATAAGTAAGTTGCTTCATTTTCTTTCTTTGCCCTTTAGAAGTGTATTTAGTATTCTGATTTGATTTTCTTAAATGTAACTTTTCTATAAAGCATTCTTTTCCATATAATTGCTCTAATCGTTTTCTTACAGATTTATTACTACTCATTACTTATTTCCTCTAAATAATTGAATAAAATGTTTTATGTTTTTTTAGATAATCAACAGCACTCCAATACGTTAAGCCTTTTTCTTTGGCTTTTTTTATATATTCTGTTGCGGAGTCCTTAGTCCACTTTCTCATTGTTTTGCTCCTTTTGTAAAATGTTTTTAAAATTATTTGATACTTCATGTATAAAATCATTACAACTAGATATTAAATCGCATACCATTTCTTCATTGAAATTAGGTACATTGTATAAACCAAAATTCCATATATAACAATGTGTAAGTTCATGCTTTAGAGTTTTTATTTGCTGGTCTATACACATATCTTTATTAATCCATATTTCATGAATAGGGTATTTTATAAGTCCAAAAGCATAATAATATTTATCCTCGCTATCAGAATTAAGTTCATCTAGAATGGTTTGATGGTCTTTCATTATAACTTCCCAATTATCATTATTTATTATAAATTTCATAAATTCTCCTTTTTTATCACTCTATGTAATGATATATCTGCAATTCAAATATTAGTTGGACGTAGACTAATATTCTTATATATATCACTACATACAATTATAAAAATACATTTAAACTGTTAGCAGGAAATGGGAGCTTCCTGCTAAATAATTATAAAAGCGTGGGGCTCTCTTAATAAAAAAATAGAAAGTTGCAATAGCAAGTATTGCAGCTTTCATAACGACACACGAAACAATTTTAAGCAATTTCTTGCTTCCATTGCTACTACATTTATACTATAACATAAAAAAGGTATAAAATTTTCCCCAATTTTTCTGCAATTAAAAAAGAGATTTATATTCAAATCTCTCCTCTCTCTTTAGCAAGTAAATATAAACTTTTGTTAAAAACGTGATAATATGTATTTTTGTTTATATGCTTTACAGTTTCACAATATAGCCAATTATAGTGGTCTTTGAATATAAAACTATATACTTCTTTTTCAAATGGCTCTAATTGGTTATATGCGTTCTCTACACACGTTAATCTATTTTCAATAAACAACAATCTTCTTGAATTATCATTTTGTTCTTGCAGTTGCTTAAATAATTTTAAATTATATTCATATTGTTCGATTTCAGCTAACATCTTCTCTTTAAGTTCTTTATGCAGCTTAAAATTCATATTATCACTCTCCTGCTGGTAATAAATCTGTTTCTCCTATAATGTCAAAATCTTCTCTTTTGCAAAAAATATATGCAGTTCCTTGTTGTGGCACAGGTACTCCTACCATTATTCTTTCGTCCTTTACTTCCTCGATAAATCCAAATGATCCACACCATTTATGTTTTTCGTTAAATTGTACTACTTTTTTTTTCATCTAATCTCTAATCCTTTCTATTTTTATAATATCTTGATTCATAATACTAGTTCTAATATTGTATTTATCATAAAATTGTAAATATGTTTTATAAGCTTTAATAAAAACTCCTTTTTTCTTTTTGTGTTTTCTAGCACTAGTATTGTACATGGTTTCAATATACTCTATTATTATTTTATCTCCTGATTCAATATTATAGCTCTCTGGGTATTCCATAGTTCTTTGTTTCACTCCACTTTACTTGTTTACATTCTTTTCTATTGCAATAATATTGCTTACAACAATTTCTACATTCTTTCTTCTCTTCCATCTTCTTTGTCCTTTTCTTTTTGTTTGTATTTATATAATTCTGTTAATACTGTTCCTAATGCTCCATATTCTGCTTCTAACTTATTTATTGTTTTTCTTATTTCTTCTCGTCTATCTAATAGTATTTTAATTTCTGGTTTCATTACTTAATACCATCCCTCCACCTGTAAACTTTTCCTGTTTTATATAAGTTATATTCTTCTGAATTACTGCTATCATGATATTTCATTACTCTTGGCATTAAATCATCAAAATAACACTCTATTTCTTTTCCATCTACTTCTATCTTGTTGTCACATCCTACAAAACCACTGCACATTCTTGTCATTCCATACTCAGTAGGTTGTCCACAATTATTACATCTTACTATCCTTTTCATTTCATCTTCATTGTCTTGTATTAGTTCCATTTGATTTCCCTCATCTAATATGTTTGGATTTATATATACTTGACTCAATATTATCAGCTCCTTTCTCTCTTTCGTGGATTTCGTTCATTAAGTCTATTATTTTATTATATAATTCATCACTATCGTTGTATGGTATCATATTAGGTTCGTGAATATCTATTGCTTCCTTTCCAAAATAATAAGTTTCTTTATTGTTATGAGCTATTTCTTCTATTACTGTATCATAGACACTTACTTCTCCTCTGGCTTCATATACTACCCATACTCTATCGCCTATACTATATTTCGTTTCTATTTTCATATACTTCCTCCTAACTTAATTTTCTACCGACACATTGGGCAATAATTTATTTCAAAAAAATCTGCTGTTTTATACCCATCAGTATCTTCTCCATTAAGTTCTACATATATCATACTGCCATGTACTTCTTGATAAATAACTTCAAGCCAATCTTCTATATCATTATCAATATCTTTAATCTTTTTGTTATTTATTCTTTTTTCACAATATTCGCACATATACTTCCTCCTAACTGCTGTATATTACAGCTAAATTGCCTCTATTTTTCCTTTTTGTGTTGATATTAATTTTATAGTTCTTGATATTGTTTCTTTAACTTTATATATAGCACCATTAAAATCTTTATCATATTCATCAATTTCTTTTTTTGCTTCCTCGTATGTCTTAAACTTATCTGCATATAGTATTTTTACTGGGGTTCCATTTTTCATATATTCCAAATTTTCTAAATCAACTATTACATAATATTCTTCCATCTTTAATCCTTCCTTTCACATTTTTCTAATGACTTTTTATATGTTTTATCACATTTTTCTAATTACTTTATATACTTTTGATTTTCTTCAATATACAATTTATTTATTTCATAATTGTAAATTCTCAATTCTCCATATTTACACATTTCATTAAATTTTAATAAATTAAGCTTTGTTTGTTCAGCTTCTATATAATTATCAAAAACTCCATATATTCTACTATAATCTTCTTGCTCTAAAATCAATATATATATTTCTTTCATTAATTGTTCCTTTCTACTTTATAACTTATAGATTCAAATTGTTCTTTTGTAACAATAGTCTTTATAAATTTATCATTTTCAATTTCTGTTTTATACATATCACCATCAGTCCATTCAATAAAGTTTATATTATCAACTTTATCAACATTACTTACTTCTTTCCCATTTACATAGTCTCCACATTGAATTAGGTCTATTAGATTAGGAGAATGTTTGACTATATCGTTTTTTACTTCAATCTCTGTTAAATGTCTGCCTCCTGCATAGTATCTATCTAATATAAAATGGTCATCTTTGTCTTTTGTTACTATTTTTGCTATAAGTCCATCTATCATTCTTACATAATCATTTACTTTTATTTCATTTTCCATAGA